TACAATCGAGCGATCTACATCAGTGAAGTAGTAGAGAGCATAATTGTAAGGAGCTTCTTTTTCAACTGCAAGCCAGTAATACTTTTCGACTGACTCCATAAGTCCTGACTTGATTGCTCCATCTATTTGCATAATTGCTTGAATAGGATATAGCAGTTGAGTCGCTTGTCTTGCAAAAGCGTGTGGAGAAGCGTCTCTCGTTGTCTTGATGTCGAGCTGAACATTTTTATTTGCTTTTGCCACGTCTGGCCGAGACTTTAGATCAAGTCCTGTTTCTTCATCTTTCCAGAAGCACGAAACTTGGTAAGTCGTAGCTCCTAGTAAAGCCCAGACAGTAGGATCTTTCTTGAGTTGTGCAATCATTCCGTTGATTGACTCCATTGATTCTTTTCCTTCATCTGCTATGACGTAGCAGTTTTCAGGCAGCTTATCGAACCATTCTTGTTTTGCTTCTTTGTAGACTTTCGAAGCTGTTGGAGATTTCAGTTCTGGATTTGATTCGAGAGCTTTCTCGATCCATTCTTTTGTTGGCTCGACTTTGACTTTTTTATCAAACTCTTGAGTTTTGTTTGCTTCATCCATGAGAGCAAGCTCGAAAGCGTTTCCGAAGTCGAGGTGCGGAATATGCTCTTCTGTCATTTTTGTACTCATGTAGTGCTTTAGTGAAAGCTCTGAATGAGCAGCTTTTTTCAGCGTCGAGGCTGATATCGCTGGCAGTTGGTGGTATTCTTCAATCGTTAGATCTGTTCTGATTTGTTTCATCTTTCGTCGTTTTTTACCTCGAAAGCTCCGCGACCAATGAAGGAAGCGGAGCGAGTGAGGTGGTTTGTTTTTACTTATCTGAAAATTCAGAAAATAAGCGTTTACTAAAAACGTGCTTTTTTCCGTCCTTCGCTATGTGTTGAATTGTTTTTTTAGTTTCCCTTGTTACCACTAACACATCTCCTTTTCTCCAATTGAAAACTGTTGATCCGCAATGACAATTAAAAGTTACTGTATTCATCTTGTTTGTTTTAGATTGTTTGATAGAACAAATATAGTAGAAAATTTTATACTACAACAAAAAAGCAAATTTATTTTTCAAGATCCGCAACCTTCGCAGTCGATATGACTATCCATCGGCTTCGTTCCATTGATCTTCATTTCAAGATTATGAATCTGATCACGGATTTCCATGTCTTTTATCATGTCTCCTGAGAGCTTCAGCTTCAGTTTCTCGATTTGAGTCTTGAGCTGGTTCTTATTGTCAAGAGGTTGTTTTTCCATTATTCTGGCTTTAAGTAACAAGAAATACAATAATTAGATCCAATAGTGATTTCATCAACAACGAACAAACAATCAAAAAAATCTTGATGCAGTTGTTCCAAATCATCTTCTTTGTTTTTTGTTTTGCTTAATATCTCGATTGCTGGTAGATCAATTTTGTCTCCTACATTGAATCTGAATGGCATCTTACAAATCCAACTGAAGATAATTTCCCTTTTATGATGATGTAACCAGATTTCGTGTGTAATATTTTCCATGATTTTAGTTTTTAGTTTTATCCATAGCAGTAGAATGATCAACCCAAGGTGAATTGATTTCAGGAACATCTCTACGATTTAAGTTCGCACCAAAGATAGTTCCTAGATTTTCGACAGCGTCTTTGATTGCATACGATTTCGCGGCTGGAACAGCTAACTGAATAGCGTTCGCTTTGATAGCTCCTAAGTCAGCAGCAGAAGCTCCTTTGTCAGTCTGCACGTTGACGGCTCCAACTCCATCGACATATCTCCATTGATTTGTAATTGGATGCAAGTAGTTGACTCGAACTGTCACTTGAACAGAATTGAAAAGCGGCTGCACTTGCTTGACTTCAATATCAAACTGCTGGAAGATCTTACGAAGCATCTCTTCGATGATCTCAATCGGAATGTACTTCAGTTTCTTCTGGAATGGATGAGTTCTCACCCAAGCCGGTCGAGGCTCTTTCGATAGCAGTTGATTGAAAGTTTCAATCTTGCCTTTCAACTCAAGTTCGGATGCAATTACTTTGATCGCTGATTCCTTCTTCGCTGGTAGTTTTTCAGACATCTCTCAAAAGAATTGTGCCTCCGTTCTTGCGAACTAAAGCTTGACCGACTATGAATACAGCTTCTTGTATTCCGTTTACTTCTACCATGATAGGCTCTTGGTTCTTGATTGCTTCTCCGATTACTCTTCGAAAGTAAACAAGATTTCCAGTACTTTTTTTCTCGTGGTAGTCCTGGATAGTAGTCCACTCTTCAATTTTTACTGACATTATCTAAATTTACTTGTGTATAATTTTGATTTGATTTTGAATTTCTCTCTCAACTCTTCAAGATGTTCTGAAATTGAATCAAAGGTTGAAAGGACTTCTCGACATAGCTTTTCAACTTCTTCAACTTCGCTATCTTCTTGCTCGAAGTTTACAGCTTCAGGATTTGAAAATTTGTCAAGCTCTTTGACGATGTCAAAAATATTTTGATTTGGAATCTTATTGTTTGGGCCTACTGGCTCAATCAATTCAAGTATTCTCTTTTTTGAGTTCAAAACAGTCGCGTGATCTCTACCGCCTGAAACCTTGCCGATCTGAGTGAGCGTGAAAGGAGTGTTTTTCGCTGCGATGTAGTGATATAAATGTCTAGCGAGAACAAAATCTCCATCTCTTCTTTTGCTGATCACGTTTTCTTTTGCTTCGCCCATGATCATACAGACATCGTTTAAAATAGATTCAAGCTTTGAAAAAGCGTATCTATCACGGAATTTTTTTCTTGTTTCGTTCATCTTTTGTTGTTTGTTTGGACAAATGTAGTAGAAAATTTTAAAGTAAAACTATTGACGCAAAAAAAAGGCCGAGAGATGAAGCTCGGCCTTCCAAACAACGAAGATGTTTCTTCGGGATTGAAGAATCAGCGTGACAAATATAAGAAAAGAATACCGATAGCTATTACAGAGCTGCTGCCTATTGAAGAAAATTTATAGAGCTTTTTCTTTCTTGTCTCCTTTTTAGCCTGGCTTTCAATGATTTGGATTTCCTTCCGAAGAGCGATTTTGATATTCTCATTTTGAGTGAGTCCATTCTTACACTCTTCAAGCTGGAGCTTTTGCATGAAAATGATTCCATCTTTTGTAGAAAGCTTTTCATCTCTAAGCTTGAGAAGCGAATCGAGCTCCGAGTTCTTTTCAAATAGATACCAGATCTTCTTTGCGTCTTCGCTTGAGAGTTCGTCAGTCTGGGATTTCAAAGCCGTCGAGCAAACTACGAGCAGCAGCGAGAGCAGTGTCAGCTTCAGCGTTTTTGATGTCATTATATTTCTTTTCATAGTAGACTTTAGTTTTAATGATCACTGTATCAACTTTCAACTCTACTGAAAGCAGCGAATCAGTGACATTCTCAAGCTCTTTCATGCGCTCAATCGTCTCAGAAAGCTTTTGCTCACCTATTGCAGATTCTATTTTCGCTTCCTCTAGCTTATCTCGCAGCCCGTAAGAGGGTAAAAATATGATTCCGAGTAATACTATAACTATGATAAAAAGAATCGCTGAGATGAGCTTAAAATCGCTCATTTTTTTGAGAGCTTGTTCGAGAAGTAGCTTCTAATGGATTCAAAGCCGCTTTCGATTACCCAACCAATAAGAGCTGAAGACATTAATCCGAGCACTAGAGCCCAGATTGGATGCCAAGAATCTCCGAGAATAAAAAGCCATTCCCATTCCTTTGAGATTCCTAAGTCGGCAAGAAATTTGAAGATGTCTCCACCCCAAAAGCCGAAGACTAAAGCAGAACCTACTCCGAAGAGAATGTCATCGAAGCGATCCTTCCAGTAAGACTTCTCGAGATAATCCTCTTGGTGCTTGTTAAAAAAGTAGAGCTCTCTAAGTATAGCACCTAGAAGAGCAGCAGCGATAAATTCGTTCATGGTCTTACTATTTTAATGTGATCAAGCCCTGTGTTCCGAACATCTGAGTGAAGCCAAGTCTTTGCAATAGCTGGATCTTCGAGCGTTGTCAAGCCTTTTTGCATGAACAAATCTTTGTAATCATTAATGATTTTCTGAATCTCAATGTAGTCGGCTTCGTACCTAGTTCCGTTCTTGATAATGATGTCACAATCGAAAGCTCTTCCATATCTGTGTTGGCTCTCTGAGTTTGGTCTTTTACTGAACTGACCTTCGTTGTACTGCTGCGGCTCTCTGTAACCTCTACCGATGTAGCTTCCTCCAACGTGCCAGTTGTTGATCACAATGAATACATCATCAGCTTGATAGTGCATCGTAAAAAACTCCTTGTAGAACTGAGCTAACGAGAAGAGTTTCGGATCTACAAACCAGATTGATTTCTCACCCCACTTCGCCCAAGTGTCTTTTGATACAAACTCTTGAAGGCAAAAATTCTCAGCTACTTTCATTTCTTAAGCGTTAGGTCATACATCTTGTAGAACTCCTGAATATTCTTTTGCTCTTGAAGTTTGTATACAACATCTTCCTTTCTGTCGTTCTCATAGCGTACAAGAAACTCATTGAAGTCGTTTGATAATCTTGTCAAGGTTTGCTCTTGCATACCGAGAATTTTAATAGCTTCAATTCTAGTCGGCTCAATTCCTTCACGATACTCTTCCACGCTTTGCAATCGAACTTCAACCGCGCCAACCCATGATCCGAGCATGACGAAGCCAACCATCAAACCGACAACGATTTGAACGATGTTGATTCTATCGTGCCATTTTGTTTCTAAAGCCGCCTCCTCTATTTGTGTCATGAGTATAATTTTCGACGATTCGAGAACCGGTCTTTGAATGTAAGTTGAATTGACGGCTTCGTGTTTGTTCCTTGATAGTTTGGTTCGTAAGCTCCCGAGATTTCGACAGACTTATCGATATAGCTTCCAGAGTTGTTCCACGAATTATAATCAGTGATCAATATTTCGTCTGCTTGTAGAATGTCGTAGATGATAACATCATGCACTTCAATTGGCAATCCTCTCAGAATCATTGTGTAATCTTCGGAGTATGTTTTTGACACTGAATCTTCAAAACCGTTCTCGTATCTTCTTGACTCTGTTTCAAAGCCTCCTTTTTTGTAGCCAAATATTCCGTTGCAGATTCTAATTTGATTCCACCAATCTAAGCCAGCAAAATCGCGAGTATCTTGAGAATGTCTATCTCCTATTACAGAATCCCAAAGCCATTCGATTCTCACACTATTGTCAACAGCAAATTGAGAGAAAAATTCCAAGCAGTAAGAATCTGAATAAATCGCTGTTGATGTCAAGTCAAATTTGACTCTATACTTTCCAGTGCTGAAAGCTGAAAGCACCTCAACCCAGTTAATTCGATAGCCGATGAGATTGTTGTTTCCTTTCGTTTCAAAGCCTAAAGGATAGAAAGTTCCGTAAGTATCATTTACAAGAGAAGCTTGAATTGTCCAAACTCCATTGACATATTTCTCAAGCTCCATATTTACAGAGCTATAAGATTTGGGAATAATTTTTAAAAAGCTAGTCCAATCGTTTCGATAGTTGTCTGAATTTGAAGGATCAGCAAAGACACATAGATTGTAGCAACATCTTTCGAAAGGATTATCATTCAGTGGGAGAGTGATGATTTCCCTGATTCCGTCTATAACTAAGACATTTTTCTTTTGAATCTCTCCCCACTTGCTCATGTTGCAAAAATATAGAATTAAATCGTACTTGAATCTTGCCCGAGTCTTGCTGAGATTGTAAACTCTTCAACTCCGTCTGGTAGTTCTGAAGCTTGAACAGTGCATTCAAGTCTGATGACATTACCGCTCGGATTTGAGATTGTAACCTTACCACCCGTGCCTGATAAGAAAGAAAGAGAGCTTCTATTGTATTCGCTCGAAGCGGAGTCGTTTGCGATGTATGTTCCTACTTCTTTTGGTATTACTCTAATCAAGCCCCAAAGATCTCCGACTGCTGGAGCTGCTGAGAGATGTTCGAACTCTGCTCTGATAGTCGTATCGATTCCAGTTGATTTCGACTTAATGTAAGGAGTTCCACCAACATCGAGAAGAGTTGCCCCATCATAACATTCAATCGTTTCGTTTATCCAATCAGTGTTTGAGAGATAATCGTTTAAAGTAATGTCGACAGCTTTGTTTATTGTTTTTGTTGTGTTCTGGACTGTCACATCAGTGGATAGCCTATATTTTAATGACCAGCCAGAGAGCTGAGAGAGCCGATACCAGTTTTGATTGTAGCCGTTGAACTGTTCTGTGATGTCAAGAAAGTCTCCTGGCAGTGTAGTGAGAAACAACTGTTCCCAATATTCCCAACGAATCAAGAACGGATGCTGTAAATAGTAGCCATAAGAAGAGCCTGAATCCGTTGAAGTATCTCGAACAGCTTTATATTTTGACCTTATCTCAGTAGACAAAACAGCGAAAGGTGTGTCAGGAGTTTCATTTATGAAGCGTACATCGCCAATAATAGGTGCGCCAGTTAAATCAAATTCAATCTGATCAAGAATCACATCATCTTCACCAGTTTTTTCAAGATACACTTCACCTCTCATAGTATCTATCTGAGCGTCTAAGCTTGAGCGATCTAAAAGAATAGCGGAATACCCAACTATTTCATCTTCAGGCGTAAACTCTGGAGATGTGACTGGGCTCGTGAAATCATTCTGATCATGAAAGAAAAGCTCTGGAGTGCAGGTTATTATCGTGTCAGGAATATCAATCTTTATTTCATCAATATCGACAAACATTAAAGTATAATTTGCCAATTCAGCTGAAAGAGCGTTGCCTACTGCATAAGCTGCAATCATGAAACGCTTATCATTTAGAGCGTCTATAACAGCTTGAGTAGATGTTCCAAAGTCCATATCAAATTGGACTGTAACTAGGCTCGCGCCTGAAGTTACTGTCAAGTTTGTAATAGCTTGAAAGCCAGTTCCGTTTTGTATTCCGTTAATTGCTGCCGCTCCTTCTTGCTGGTTTGCTCTGTCAAAGCAGAAATTGCTTGACATGAACTCATCTTTGTTCTGATACTGTGAAGCGTCTTCTGGCAACATAATAAAATTGACACAAACAAATTCAGCGTCTCCGTTAGTGTTGTCAGCAGTGTTTACTACATCGAAAGAGACTGTGACAACTGAATCCTTGACGATCCCTAGACTATTGGAATAAACTAAATTGTCGATTTCATATTCGGCATCACCTCCGTTGTACTCTTCACCTGCCCATCCAGTGTTTCCAATCTTTTTATCGAAGACACCTTCTTGATAAACATTCGGATCTTGAAGAGTTCTTAAAGCTCGAATCCTAAAGACGTACTTTAAAGCGTTTATCAGCCTAAAATACTTTGGCGCAAGACGTGGCGAATTAAGCAAATCAGTAATCTGAGGAGCTAAGAACATTGGATGAATAATAAACGTCTGACTTAGCGTGAACTTATAGCGATAATTTATGCGATCATCACCAAGAGTTGTGTTCGAAACTAGAACGTCATCCAAGCCTGTGATTCCAAGCTGCCAATCTTTTTTACCTAGCGGATTCATCAAGATAGGAGTCGCACCGATAGGGTCTGCACCATATTCGTAACGCATTAAAGAGCCGTCAACTTTTGAGTTAAAGTTGGTAGCTTCTGCGTTTTCAATAAGGCCGTAGTCTAAAATGATTCCTTTAGACTCTTGAACCAAGTGAATCTTTCCACTATTCTCAAGCGTTGAAGTCATTCCGAATCCAGTGATTCGAATCTCATAATCACTTGGCTTCTCTGTAATCACATAGAGAGCTGAATCGTTATTACCATGTCTGGAGCCTACAACCGCAAGAGAGTCTCCAACATTAAAGTCAGTAGCAAAAGGCCAAGTTGCAGTAATCCAGTCCGTCGTAGTCATGCCAGGGTCACCGAAATACACTTCGTCAGTAGTGTTCATTTCAACCCAAGTTTCAACACGAATTTCAATGTTGACTTCGATCTTCTGGAACATATTCCCTTTGAGATAGTCAATATTTCCACTGACGTTCTCTTCGTTTATCTCAAGACTCTCTAACCAGACTGGCATATTTATCTCTTAATTTTTTAACTTTTTCATGGATTTCGATTTCTCCTTCCATAATTTTAGCATACTGCTGAAGATCTTCATCTGTTTTAGGCTTCAAGTCTTTTGTCAAGCTCTCAAGAACTTTTGGAGCAGCTTTCAAAAACTCCATAGAGCCCTGCAAACCTTCTCTTATTTTTTTTATATCATCTTCCAATTGGCTCAAGGATCACCTGTTTTAAATTGTTAGTAAAAAGCTTTCTTTGGCGTACTACAAAAGTAGCTAATCTCGTGAAAGGATTCCAATTACAAGATACAACTTCAACAATTTCACCTGAAGGTAGCTTGACGGCTCTATCTTCAATAACGTTTTTAACGTCTGTAAGATTCATCTCTACTTGATCATATTCAAACTCATATCGCTGTGCTGAGTTTGCAGTAGGAGCAAAAGTATTCGAAATGTGAAACTCGTTGAAGAGATTAAGAGCGGTCAACTTAGTATCGTTCAAAGCGGATATTTTATTGAGCTTATAATTTGAGTTCACATCAAGAAGAACCAACTTTGGAACAGTAATCATATCTGTATCAAGAAGCATCATTCCTGTTCTATTGTCGATAATATTTCCAAGTTGTGGATCTATTAACTTTGGAACTGGCTCTAGATCTGCTTTGATTTTTATACCTATTACAGCAAGAGCTTTCTTGATTTTGTTGATTGTCTTTATCGCTTTGTTAACTATATCAAGAACACCATTAGCGAGTGAAATAAGAATACTGATATTAACACCTAACACATCAAGCAAAGCATCGGCAATCTTTTCAGGAGTAGTCAGTTTTTCTTTTCTAATCGCTCGAGCAAACGGACTTTGAACTTGGTTGAGATTCTTGAGAAGCTTTAAAGTAGGATCTGTTGAAACTTTCAAATCAAGAATCGCTTGCATATTATTCCCAGTCCAGTTGTTTATCGTTTGCTTCTCAACTGAATCGTATGAGAATGAAATCAAATAGCTTGAAACAACTTCTTCAGCGTTCGTCTTCCAATTCTCAACATCGTATTGAGGAAGCTTGAATCTCGCTGTTGTCAACTTCTTATTTCTCTTGTCAATAGAAAGCTGCTTTCCATTGATTACAACCTTAGCATTGAACGTATCTTTGATTGCTCGAAGTAAGTCTCCAAATGTGCCTTGGAAATATCCGTTTTGCTCCGTTGTATTTGGAGCAAAGAAGCCCAAGATTCTATTATCTTCAACATCTTCTGGATTTGAAAAGCTCTCTGGAATAATATGCAGCTTTGACCAAGTAGACTCAAAAAGAAAGTCGCTCGTGTATGTGAGCCCTTTAAAGTCGCAAGCAATCTCAATCAATCTATTGACTGACATTGCTGGCTTGTACTTTATCCTTTGAATGATAAGCGCAATAAGATCAAGAAGTAAATCCACTACTGTAACAAGAAGCAGAACAGCGTAAATAATTTCAAAAATCAAATCTATTGCTCCACCTGGGGCTTCAACAACTGTTGCAATATTAGCAAGTTTTGGTTCTAATGACTTATACACTTTCACTATTTCATTAGAGCAGAAAACGATCGTGACAGTAGTGATCATTGCATCTGAGTAATTTGGAACACTGCTCACAACATAAGGAACAAACACGAAGTCTGAATCTTTGATTTTATCAATTTCACGCAAGTAATCAAATGTGAAGCTATCAGCTATATCATTAAGCCAATCAATTTTTGCGACTGGTGTGCTATCAGCAACGACTTGATTTCTACCCCAATTTGCGGTTGATAGGTCAATGTAACCATCAAACAAATCAAGCGAGCTTCCATTTTCTTGAAGTGTGATCTTGTGCGGAACTCCTTCAAAGACTCCAGCTCCTCCACTCATGCCAAGATTAAAGTAGTCAAGCAAATCTTGAGCTTCTTTATCTACCCACTCAAAGGCCGCTATGCTGACTTGCCTATCTGTGCTGTCATTGTCGAAGTTTATCTCAATTGAAAGCTCTTGATGATTCTTAGGAACTTGAACAGACTTGCCGTTTATCTTATGCAGTTGCTTCATATTCTTCTCGGCTTCCTTTTATGCACTATTGTCTTCTTAATACCATCTTCAATTCTCTTATCGATCATCTGTCCGAGCTTGTCAACATCGATCACTTGTCCTGAAGAGCTGACTGCTTTTCGAACCGAACGAAGCTCGTTCACGATATTCGTATCATTCAAAGCGTTGACTTGGTATTCTCCTTTTCGATGACCTTCTGCCATAGCAACAAGATCTTCATTGCTCATGTTTCCAATTCTTTTGTTGTCAGAGGTTTTGATCACTCGCTCACCTTTATGCACACCAATCAAATAGTCATCTCTTCCAGTGTTTCTCCACTTAGTTGCGTTATCATCACCAACTGACTCTGTTCCTTCGTAGAATAAACCTGAAACAGTTTCAGCTATTGCTACTTGAGCTAGTGCTTTTCCTGCTGCTGTATTCGGATTCTCTTTCAAGTATTCTGTGAAAGCTGTCAAATATGCAAGAGTTTTCTGACGCCTCTCCTGTTTCTTTGCCTCTCTATCTCTTTGAGCCTCAAGTTCTGCGGCTTTCTTCTGCTCAAAAGCAAGTGTGTTTGCTAATCCACGATCGGCTAAGTCTTCTTGTCTCGCTAAATTTTCTTTGGCGTATCCAATTTCACGAACGATTTGTTCTTGTCGCAGTTCGCTTCGCCTATTCATTGCATCCTCAAAAATTGATGTCAATTGATTTGCTTGCTCAATTGCTGCGTTAAGCTCTTTTTCACGCTGCTGTTTTTTGTATTCATCTTCTTCACGATTAATGTTGTTCAAGTCATTAATGTATTGACGTTGAATAATCAACCTTTCTGCAGTCGTCAGCTTCTCATTTTTAAGTTCAAATTCTTTTTGCTGTTGAAGCTTTTCACGACGCAACTCAAAGACTTGTTCTGCATTTTCTTCAAATTCAGCAGTTGCAATCTGTGAATCATACACAAGTTGATCAAGCTTCTGGTAGTCATCTATCTCTTTTAGTCTCGCTTTCTCTGCAAGTTCATCTTCTTTTCTCTTTTTTGCAGCAGCCTTCTCTGCTTCTTCTTCTCGCTTTTTCTGTAATGCAGCTGCCTCTCTGTCTCGTTTAGCTTTGTCTGCATCAATTTGACGCTGAACACGCCCGACTGCTCTGACTGCCTCTGTGCGAAGTCGTTCGTTTTCTCTTTCAATTCTTGAGATTGCCAACAACTGCTGTGCCACAAGCTTCTGACGTTGCAAATTGTTGGGGTCATTTTTCAAGAGCTGCTGAAACATTTTCAACCTTTCCTCTGCAACCTTTAACTCTGCATCTTCTCTTTTCGTGAGTATGTCAACAGCATCACTTGCGGCCTTCAACCTTTTAGAAAATGGGAGATATGTATCGTCACGCACCTGCTTTAATTCTTCAAGTGTGTCAATTTGCCTTGCCGCAAGTGCTTCAGCTTTGATGGCTTCAATCTCCAGGTCAGCAAGTCTATTTGTGGCCATCTTTTCCAGCTCACCTGTAATGTATGTTTTCGCCCCTGTCACCACGCCAACCCACGCTGTAAGCCACGCTGCAGCTTTGTCAAGAACTCCATTTCCCTTCCCGTCAGCACCAGCAGCCTCGCCAAAGTCGTTTGCCAAACCCTGAAAACTTCCACGCAGTCGCGCAGTTGCTGAAGCAAGGTCAAGTGAGCCGCCCGTGCTGCTTAAATACAAGGCAGATAATCCAGACACCGCGCCAGCAACGAGGCCAACAGGTGACAACAAAGCACTGAAATTTTTCATTAAGCCGCCAAGCGACTGACCCATGAAATTTTGTTTCTCAATTGTTTTGCCAAGCCCTTTTCGATAATTACCTACAGACCGCTGAAAGTTTCCGATGGATTCATCGTTTGCCTTTACCTGCTTATCAAGCTGTGTAATTGATTTTTTTAATGAAACTCCAAAAGGTGATTTTCGTTCTTCCGCAGTGAGCTTTCTGTATGTGTCGCGAAGCTTACCAAGATGAATACTAAGTTGATCGAAAGAAGTACCTGCAGCATTTGCTTGCTTCACCTGCTGACGCATTGTAATTCCAAGCTGTTGGTTTGCAACTGTCAATTCTTTCTGTCGCTTTGAAAGAACAGTTGACTTTTCTACATAATTGCTTGTACTTATAAGCCCTCGATCAAGCTGCTTTGTTAGATTTTTTTGCTGCTCTGCAAGCTTTTTCAACTCAAGGCGATATCGAACAGACAGCTTGACGTTTTGTGTAAAGCTTCCGTTCACGTCGTCAACTTGCTTATTCAGCTCTTTGTTTAGAACGATTTCTTCAGCAATTGATTCGTCAAGTTGCTTTGTTGATTCTTTGACGATATTCTGCGTCTTTGCAAGTGTCTTTGATGTTTCATTCAAGTCACGCACCTGTTCTGTGTATGCCTTTAAATCACCCCCTGACTTGATTGACCCACCCTTCATGATCTGTTGTATCACTTCAAGAACCTTGATCAGTTGATGTTCCAGATCACGACCCTCTTTAATGACACTAATAAGCGCGTCTGGTGCAATTATGTCTGACCGTTCAATTCGGTTTTGTGCCATTTTCTTTCATCAATTGTGCGTGAATGTAATATTTGCGAACCGACATTTTTGAATCATCTATTGGAAATCCAAGATGAGCCTCAAGAACTGCAATGCTTTTGTGATATTTAAAAGGTTCTAGATCGCCTGACTCTTCTTGTGTGTACAAGCTTGTCTGTTTATATTGTAAGATCGATAATGTGTCACCAACAATCAACGCTTTAAGCTTTCGCAAATATTCACGACGCTCATCGTTTACTTGCTCGATGTAGTCCTTATCCTCGGCAAGTAGATCAAACATTTCTTCTTCAATTAACGCCCATGCAGTTTGAAGATGCTCTGTTTTAATTGTGCCGTCATTCTTACCGTCAAGAAGAAGATGAACGTCGCCTGTTTCTATGATCTTCCAGTAATTACCAATTGGTAGTGTGTCAATAGAGGTGTGCACGTTCATTGCGTAAAAATACAAAATTAGAACTTAAGCAATTTATTCAAAATAAGAAGCTTTTTCCAGTTGCGCTATTTTAATTTCAATGCTTCTTTAATTACAATGTCTCGAACTATTGGGATAATGTAATCAACGAGCTTTGAAAGATTTCCTTCTGTCAAGCCAAGTAAATCACCATACTCAAGAAGGTCTTTATTCGGTTTCACTGTGTCGGCAGATATTGTCACAAAGTCTCCACTGACATCGCTCATTTTGAAAGAATCATAAAAAGCTCCAGTGTCGTAAAGTGTGAAAGGTGTGCCTGCAATCTTCTCGCCTCCTGAGATGATCTCTGTTGCTCTCGAATAAACCGGAAGAGCAGAACCATCAGAAGTGATACCAAGACGCAACTGGCCATCTGTATTAAGATCAATGACCATGTTTTGAGCATCCCCTCTCGTAAAAGTCAGAAAGAACACTCTTCTATCAGTTGTCTTTTGAATGTTCCTAGCTACTTCAATCAATCTTTTCATGCTGTATTGTTTTTTGCTTTTACCCAGATTCCAGCTTCTTTCCAGCTTCTAATCACATGGCGATATTCAATGCGTTCATGTAGCCAACCTCGCTTGCCTTTTACGTGAGCCTCAGCAATCACTGCTTCTTTGCTGTTTCCCGCTAATTGTGTGAGTCTTTTATCTTCTAACACCCAAACATATTCACGCAAAGGGAAAGAGCTGTCAAAAGCGTTCTCTGCGCCTCCAGCGTTGCGCTTATATTTTAACCTCGTGAGCCAAATGAATAATTTCGTCAACATTATAAGTTTTTAATTTTAATAATTTCTGGCTTGCATTCCTTTAAGTCCAAAGCTGCAAGCTCTGACCTCTCATTAAAGTAGTCACTAAAGCAGCCAAATATCTGATGTGTAGGCTCTGCAAAAATACATGAAGTGAGTTCTTTGTCTTTGACAGTGATTAAATCCCCTGTAAAAATCATACTTGTCAACTTCTTCTTGCCGTGCTGCCCTATCAAAACTGGCCTTTCAAGTAATATTGATTCTCTTGATTTCATCTTAGCTTTACACCTCAAAAGCTCCGCGACCAATGAAGGAGGCGGAGCGAGTGAGGTGTCAGGAAATCTACTATGCATCTAGATTATCTTGAAACAATTGAACAATCCTTGTAGAGGTACTACAATTAACGGCCTCTAACATGTCGTAAACGTGGTACGTGTTATCATTTATGATTTTCAGAGTGTTATCCTTTGTGAGTAATTCTCTTCTTAGATTCTGTGCAAGAGCTTTTCTATGCCCACCGTGAATCACGCTTTCTAGGATCTCATCAACCCTCTTGTTTATCCGCGACGCTTCTATTGTTGATAGTTGGATTTGTACTTTCTTCGTTGTTTGTGCTTTCATCTTGTTTGTTTTAGATTGTTTGATAGAACAAATATAGTAGAAAATTTTATACTACAACAAAAAAGCAATTCATTTTTTTAGATTTTTTAAATTATCTTTATGTAAATCAGGGTTTGAACATCAAGCAAGCCATTGACGCGATGAGATAACAAAAATTGAGAGGATGAGTAGACCGAGATTAAGCAAAGGACTCAACTGGCTTGTGGGAAGCCTAAAAGATGAGTCCAACAGAGTCCTAGTAATAGGAGACCTGCACGAACCTTTCTGCCTGGATGGCTATCTAGATTTCTGCATAAAGCAAAAGGAAAAATTCAACTGCAATAAAATTGTATTTATTGGCGATGTAATTGACAATCACTTTAGCTCATATCACGAAACAGACGCAAACGGACTCGGAGGCTCTGACGAACTAGAATTTGCAATAAAAAAGATAGCAAGGTGGCGCGATGACTTTCCGGTTGCTACCGTTATTATCGGAAACCATGACCGGATCATAATGCGCAAAGCTCAGACCTCCGCAGTTCCTACAAAATGGATTAGAGAATATAAAGATGTATTGGAGGTTGATCAATGGGATTTTGTAGACAGGCTCGTGATTGACGATGTGCAATACATTCATGGTGAAGCAGGAACAGCTAGAACCAAGTGCAAGGCAGATATGATGTCCACGGTTCAAGGACACCTACACACTCAGGCTTATACTGAATGGGTTGTCGGCCAGAAGTTTAAGGTCTTCGGCACTCAGGTAGGTTGTGGAATAGATCACAATTCCTACGCTATGGCATACGCTAAGAGAGGCAAAAAGCCTGCTATTGGATGCGTTGTTGTTCTTAATCAGGGCAGAACGCCCATTAACTTACTTATGGACTTATGATTGAAGGAGTTGCATTGTATTACACAAACGAGAAAGTAAGAAAGCTCATAGATAAGAAACTACATGAGATGTCGGTAATTTCCGCAAATCTAGGAATAGACTCTACGGAAAAGGAGAAGAAGGAGGCGAATAAAAGAATCGGAAGGCTAGAGGCTGAAATCAACAACCTATCGCCAAACTTTCTAAGATCAGCAGAGTAGCCTTATCCAGTTTTTTCTACTGTTAAAAGCAAAAAAAAACTCGAAATTTCTTCCGAGTCTTTCTTTTTTTAGAACTTACTTCAGCTTTTTATAAGCCTCCCAGTGATCATCGAATCCTCTCTTAACTCCATTCTGAGCTAAGAATTTCACGAATTTCTTTTTCTGCTTTGAAGAATAAGCTTTCAAAGAAATGTGGATTCGACCAACTTGATAGTGTGAAGCTTTAGTCATAATTAAGGAATTGTAATTGTCTCGCTAACAAGATATGTGTCATCATATCCTAAAGTGGCAGCATCAATTCCTAGAGCAAATGTCTCTGTTGAAGAAGCTGGAGTTGTGATTGTGAAGTCGTAAACTCCATCAGAAGACTCTACAACTGTGAAAGGCTCTGCGCCTGGAGTAGGCGTAAGCTCATTCAAATCGAAGTCAGCAGCATTTAATCCGCTCACCTTTGCACGAGTCTTTGCAGATCCGTAGTCGGTTGTGATTGTCATTGTGAATCCTGTAGTCGCTTCGTTTGAAACAGCTCCGTACAAGTCAACCAAACCAGCGATGTCAAGCAAATCAATACCTGAGAACTCAGAAGCAAGAACCATTCCGAGTTTATCATCGGTGAAGTCCTGTCTCCACTCGAAGTTCAATTGAACTTTTGGAACAGTCGTGTCGGTTGTTTTGATGTACTTAGGGCTCCAAGTTGCTGAATTGATTGGAAGAGGAGCCATGTAAAGAGGATCGGTAACAGAGTCACCAATCAAGTTTCCTTGCTTGTCAACAACGTAAGCTCCGAAAGTAGTACAACCCCAAGAGATGATCTTGCGAAGGTAGTCTGGAGTCTGGTTGATGATGATTCCAGCGAATGTTCCAATCGCGTCTTGAACCTTTGCAGAAGTTCCGTCTTCAAATGTCTCAACGACATCATCTCCACGAACGTCTTCGACATTCAAAAGATTTCCGACTGGGTACCAACGCTGATAAGGATCCGCATTGTTGATAGCTGCATCGACATAAGCTTTGTCGAGCGTATCAGATAAAAGGATTCGATTCAATGTGCCATCTGCTTGAGCTAATGGAACAAGGATTAATTTTCGAGCCGCATCTTGCATCGGCATACAAGATGGCCGTCCTGTGTTCAAGAAGGTCAAATCGCAAAGACAAGTTTTCATTGAGATTGTTTTTAGATTTCTACAAATTTAAGTATTTTCTTCATCACTCGTGAGATCTTCTATTTCTATTGGTGGCAATTCTATTTCAGTTGTGTTGACTGCTTTCCATTCGTCAAGTGTTGACTTATACTTGATGTAAGTTTTGCCCTCAAATTCTATGGGCTCTGTCTGCCAAGTAGTCTGGTTTATTCTTCCGAATAGGAAAGCGTCGATGTCTTCGATGTCCTTTTGAAAGTCTAATGTCTCGAATACTATCATACTATTGTTGTCCAAGTGAATCCGTACTTTGTCCCGAAGGCTGACCCTCTTGCGTTTATCTGTGTCAGGTCGTAGCCGTTTCTAAAAGTCATTGTACCAAATCGCCCCCTACTTCTTAATTGAGTTGACAACGCCCCCAACCAACCGAAAGAACCATTTTCTTGGTGTTGGCTTGCGCTAATTACCAAAACTCCATTTAAGTATAAGTTCGTAGACGCGCCCGTACCTATTAGAGTCCAAATACCGTCTGTATCTAAATTTGTCGCTGTGTTCTGAGTGGTGTTAGTCGATGCGCTTAGTTCTTTTGTTCGAATCCTCGTGTATCCTAAGTCCTCAAAGCCACCAAGCGAGCAAACGGTGTTCCCGTATTTACTGCCAAGCCAATCGAATCTCGCCACTGTATCAACCCGCCCAACAAAGAAAAACGAAAACCCATCTTTCAGGTGTGCTGCGAATGGTCTATCAAAATACATTTGGTCAGCCGCAAAAACGACCACAGGTTGATTATTGTATGACGCATCCGAAGCGACAAGGCTTGGCTGTGTTGAGCCTACATGTTGGTTCGCGTTGTTATTCTTTCCGCCTTGGTCAGTCATTACACTTACCGCACCCCCACTTTCTACAACCGAATCCGCTTCTAAAAATATCTCATCGCTTACATCGGCACTTGCTGTGATGTTTATCGCTGCGGGGAATGCCTCGGTTGCCCCACTTGGATATGTCACCGTAATATCAGAAAGCGTAAGCGTGCCAGCACTTTCAACTGTGTTAGTGTAACTGTTGTCTGAGTTTTCAACATTTGCATCAGGTGCTAGAACTGTGTCAGTAACTGTGGCTTTTACTGAGTTACTTGATAAAACTGTGCCAAGAGTATTAACCACATTGACAGTTGAATCAGCGACATTATAAACTCCTGAACCCTCTGCTGTTACAGTTGCGCTTGCAATTAAAGTTCCATCGCTCTGGTTAATGTTAATGGTTGCATCGCCAATGATAATATCCTCGCTCACATTGCTAGGAACTAACTCTGACCTAAGAACTGCATTTAAAGTGTTTTTAATTACAGCAGTAGCATCAGGAGCGGTAATAGTCGATGCATCAGTTGCTAAGACGTTTGTAGTAGATAATGTAGACCCGTCCGTATTGTCTAAAGTAATGACGCTGTCAGGTATTCTAAAATGTGCACCTTGTTTTGAACCTATTAATGTGCTTCCACTCGATTGTCTTACCTCGATGTTTAAGGTTCCGCCTGAAGCTACATTGTCAAAAAATACACTATTTACATTCACCGTACCATCAGCCGCTAAACTACAAACTACATTCACAACAGAAGCCTGAGTGAACGTGCTCCCATCGCTGTCTGTAACTGTGATGTCAGGAAGCGTAAGCGTTCCACCACTTGCCACAGTATTAGTGTAACTACTGTCGCTATTTTCTACTGTAGCATCTGCTGAAGGCGTACAAAGTACGTTTTGGACACTAGGCACAGAAGAAGTTGAACCATCTGAATCTGTAACTGTAATATCAGGCAGCACTAAAGTAGCACCACTTGCCACTGTATTAGTATAGCTTGAATCTGAGTTCTCAACAAAGCCACTACCGCCTCCACCGCTAACAGTGTAAGAAGAGCCTGCGTCAACCATTGTAATTATATTACCATTAGCGTCTAAGATAGATACTTGAGGACATACACGAGTTGAAGCAGTATCAGAGCAATCAAAGTCAACCATAATAGGAAGATTGATAGTCACCTCTATTCCTGAAAGCGTTCTCTGGAAGATTCCTTGAGCTTCAGTACTTCCTAAGTCTCCGCCTCCGATAGTCAACTTCGCATGATTTGTAGTTTCGATCACACCAAAATCACCAGTTCTTTTATTCGCTTCAAGCTCTACAAGAAACAAATTGACAAGAGTCAGAACCGGATTTAAGATTTCTTCATACATCTGTTCTGTGTCTCTCGACCAGTCATCTGTATTTGCAAAGAAAAGTCTGACTTGACCTTCGCTTTCGATTTTGCTATCAAGCTCTGAAGGCCGTGTGCGCTGCTGATTTTCAAGCATCCAAATCAAAGGCATGATGTCCAAGTCTTGCGGATCTGAAAGCTCTGTCAGAACAGCTTGATACTTGCCATGCTTGAAAGTCGGATTCCGTAGAGCGAAAATACCTGGAGTCGGTTCGACTGCTCCTTCAAGAATCAAATATTCATCTTGAACAAAGCTTTCAACAACATATTGAACGCTACCAATTTCAAGCTCAGAGAGCGTGTTTAAATATTGAGTGTTGGAACAATATACTTTCCAGTTTGAGCCAGAAGCTTCAACTGAATCAATTTTCAAAGTCACTGACATTGAAGCAATAACCTCACGAAGCAGTGTTGATACTTGTAGCATACTAAATTGGACTTTGATATTCGAACTCTATTCCTTTAAAATCTGGATAAGTAGCAGCGTCAGACAAAACAAAAGCCTGAAGCAAGCTAATCGCTTCAACTCCTCGATTGTATAAAACGATTTCAAGCTTGTTGATACCTTGAGCTGAGACTGCTGATTGATTGACTCCATGATTACCTGAAGAGAAATTCCGAACAGATTGTCCAGTTGTGACTTCAAGATAAAAGAGATACATCAAAGCTCTCTTAATTCCTTCGCAGTACCAATTCTGGCTATTCTTATCGAAGTCGAAAGGAGTGAAAATATCAAGCCACTTAGCTGAAACAGGCACGAGCGGATCTCCAGCAAGGTCATCAATCAAAGCTTGTCCAAGTGTTGAGCCGAATATTTGCTTCAAATAGTGAATCTCTTTCTCTGCAGAAAGTATTGAAGCGATGGCAGCTTTCGTGTTTTGATCTTGTGCTAATTTTAGATCTCCATTCAAGAAGTCTGTCGTTGATAGTATTTGCGCCATGGAACAAAATTAAACAAAAAAAGCTCAAGAGATTATCTTGAGCCTTTTCGAACTAAACCTGAATCTGAAAATACTAATCTTCAGCTTTCGCTTTAGATTTTGCTTTCGCTTTTGGAGCTTCTTTTGAAGCTTCATCAGCATACTTCGCAACTTTGTTTTGATGAACGAGCTTAGAAGCCAACATTGAGTTGACTTCTATTTTCTCGCCCTTCTTTTTGGTTGCGAAATCCGTAGTGAACTCAATCACTCGTTTGTTTCGCTTTGCCATCTTATGTCGCTAAAGTAACCTTAGCAGCTGCGATGTCAGTACACTTAAGGAAACCAGTTCGGTCAACATTGCGAAGAAGTAAAGCCTCGCGCTTGCGGCCTTTCATCGTCACTAAGTCTTTACCAAAGTTATTTCCAACATAACCTGTCATGATGGTTGTTCCTTCTACTTCGTAGATAGTTCCGTAACGACTGTCACCGATAACACAAGTATTGTTGGCAATATTTGAATTTTCAATTACAACCATGTTCATGATTACATTTCCTTGCTCATCTGCAAAAGGAGGCATGACGTAGTTGTCATTAGCATCCTTTGTTAATTGCATTGAAGTGATTTCTGAAATGTTCATCATTGCAAAGTTCGGAGAATACTTAGAACCATAAGTTCCCATGATAGCCTCACGCATTTTCACGATTAGATCGTAAGTTGATGGACTTGCAATTCCAGAAGCTGCTGCTGTGTAAGTTGGAGCTGTTGGATATAAACCATCCATATTAGCACCACCGCTACCCATAGCAAGTTGATTATCTTCTACAATCGCGATGTTTACGCTCAAGAATTGGTTTATTTCTCTAGCAAAACGCGGACGATCATAAATAGTTTCCTCACTTAAAGGAATAGTATCACCGATTTTCTTAAGCTCAAGAGTAAACTCTTCCCATGCAGCTGTTGATTCTGTATAAAGAGCTCCTTCAGCCACCATAGCTGCAGCTCTAGCAGTAGTAGCAGCATCCCAATCAGAGTAACGAATTACTCCATTTGAATCTGCTCCTACTGGAATCACGGTAAACAAGTCACGAAGGGTAAGCTTCGAGTGAGCAAGTTGACCAATTGAATCCAAGCGCAATGCTCCAGTGCTGTTGGTAATTGAAGCAGCAGTAACATCGGTTTTGATTTCAAACTCAACTGAGCCTTTTTTCTCTCCAATCTCTTTCTTGAAGGCATCAGCTTTCTCTTCGAGAGCTACCTCAATTTCTGATTTTGGATTTGCGCTAGAAGAAACAAGCTTCACGCTCATTGACTTCATCGCTTCACCTTGCTCCTTCATTGCTGCTTTAATGACTTTCATCTCTTCAGCACGAGCTTCATCTTTTTCACGGATGAGTTCAGCGATCTCCTCTTTTGAGGCTTTCTTTTCTACAAGCTCTGTTTGAGCTTTGATTTGCACTTCGATGAAGTCAGCCCAAAGTTCAGACTGTTCGTCAGCCGACTTTTTACCGAACTCCTCAGAAGTGATTCCTTTTTCCGTTAGGAAAGTTTCGAATTTCTTTTTCACTTTGAAATTATTTGATAAATGATAAAAATGTTGATTTCGGTTCGTCGGCTTGCTCTTTTTGAGTGTCTTTTATAGACGGCTTTCGAAGTGCGAGTGACTTATAACTATGCAAAAGTTGCAAAAATTCTTGTTCTTTCACAGGATCTGCACTAGTTATTTTTTTCAAATCTGATAAAAAGAGGTTTGATTTCTCTTCAAGCTCTTCAAAAAGTTGCTTGATTTCCTCTTCAGATTTTGTTTCGTTTGGAGTCTCTGGATTCGCTCCGAAGGTTACAAAAGAGCCTTCATACAACTTTACCTCATTGAGCTTGTAGTAGCCTCCATGAGTTTTGATTGCTTCAACATCACTACCTGGATAAGCAGTAAGCAAAGCCTCAATCTTACCTTCTTCTACCGCTACAAATTCGGCTTTGTCCCATAAATAGCGAAACCCGATTGAATGCTCTCGAATTACGCCTTCTTTATACATTTTCCAAGCGTTTTCGCCTTCAGAGTGAGTTCCGATAGTTGATTCGAAGTACAAGCCTTTCTCATCTTCTTTCAGCTCTGTAATCGTTCCAACTGGTCTGCGGGTATCGTGAAAGGCAAGATGAGCAATCTTTCGATTTCCAGAACTTAGCGGTCCACGATCATTGATAGATTTCGAAAAAGCTCCAGGCATGATCATATCTCCATCTGAATCAATCACGTTAAAGGCAGAGAAATATCCTTTCACCGAACGGCTATCGCCTTCCGCTTTCAACTCCATACCTAGAGGAGCTGAAAGAGTCTTCTCTTTATACTGGTTTTCTGTTTTCTTAATTTCCATCGATATTAGAATTTGATGTTTTTAATGGATTCAACTGATCTCCTCCTTCAATTTCTTCAAGATTGTAAATCATTTCACGAGCTTCATTCGGAGTCAAAATTCTCTTTTCTACGTCTTGACGGATTTGTTCGTGCATCTCTTCTTGAGATGGATTCAAAGCTTCAATCTCTTTCTTGTTAATCTTCAAGCTGAAAGTTGCTGTGCTTCTTTCATTGATTTCTCGAACAAGAGTTCTGTTGAGTGTACTCAAAAGAAGCTCAACATTAGGGAGAACAGCTCCAGAGTAGTGTGCTTTCATAGCTTCTTTCATGTTGTTGTAAGTGCTTGCCTTCGGGTCTCCGTAAAGAATCGATGGAGTTCCAAACAATCTACAAATCTGACGAAGGTGTTCCATCTTGCTTTCAAGGAGCTTCATATCAGAAGAAGACATTCCAAGCTGGTGTACTTTAATATCTCCGCTGGTTGTGATAACACTGTTTGTCCTGTGCGCCCCTCCCATTCGATTATTCAAACCTTTGTCAAGATTCTTCTGGTCTTTTGGCATCATAGGAATCTCAGCTTTTCCAGCTGAGATGATTGCGCTTGTACCTCGATTCTCGAAGATTGAAGCTTCTGCAATCTGAAGATTATTCGAAGCAAGCAAGACAGCAGCTCCAGCTTGCATAGGAGACAAGCCGTCATTCAATGCTCTTCCTATTGAACTTGGATCAAAGTATCTCAAGTGAATCATCTCCTCTGGAAGAATGTCGACTCTTTCTTGTCCGTATTCAAATTTGTATTTCTCTACTGTAGCAAGGATTGAGTCCTCTTTGCTTTTAACAACTTCCACATTCTGGCAAGGAAGAGTCTTCATCGAAGTGGAAACAAATCCAAGCGATTCTTTTTCTCTCCAGATAAAAGAATCTCCAGTCGAAAGCAAGTAGACAAAAATCTCATACCAAAGTTGTTGTCTGCTCTGCTCAGAGTTTGGAAAGTTAATAGCTTGATACAATTCACCTTCTTCAATTTCTTCATCGTTTCGCAGAACTTGAATAGGAACAGCAGAACAATCTTTTGCAATCTTATCGACTATCGAGAAAAATTCTGAATTTGAAAGAAAGCCTTGATTGATTGCTTCGCTGTTCGAGACTCGATTGAATTCAAACGGCTTCCCGATCTCGTAGAAAAATGATTGAAACTGCTTAGACGGGTGTCGAAGTCCTCGAAGGAAGCTTCTAAATGATGAGGCCATGTTGCAAAATTAAGTATTTCCTTGTAAACGAATATGTGTAAAATAATAAGCAATCGCATCGAGAGCATGATTGAACTTGTCAATCGGTATTTCTCCACGCTTATCAATCCAAACGTAATTAATCAACTCACGCTCTACATCAGGGGAGTCTTCAATGATGATAAGATAATCCATGATTGCACGAATCCGAGAAACAATGCCACCAATTCCTTGCTTGTGAGCTGGAAAAATATTGTAGCCGTCTTCCATTAAATCAATACGGCCTCTAAGATCTGCTGAATCAGCTACAACCAACTCATCAGTGACATTTCGAGCCATTATCTTTTTGATATTAGACATTGCAAGCCCTTCTTGATAGCATACCTGCTTGACGTAAATGATTCGCTTCTTTGAGTCGATTGCTACTTTCATCAATGCAAAAGGGTCTCGTGTACCCCAGTCCAATCCAAAGCCATAAGGCAGAGACTCATCAAAAGTTCCTCTCTTCCATCTGTTAAAGATAGCACCTTCTAGTGGAGCGTATTCACCAAGGCCGTAAACCTTCCATCGATATTCGTTAGCTGTTCCAGACTCTATGTTCTCTGGAGTAGGCTCGTAAGCTTGAATCTTTTTTACAAGCGATTCATCAAGAAACGGATTGTGTTCATACGTTGACTTGATTGTTCTAACGCCTACACGAGATTCAAACCTTCTATCCGTGAGCCAGAAAGTAGACGAAGGGTTAAAGTCAACCCAAGTGTGAACTTTTGTCCGTGAATAGATTGCTTCGAAAACCTCGTAATCAATACCATTCACCTCATTAAAGAAACTAAAATCACGCTTCCCAGACTTTGCATCCTGCTCGTTTTCGTAAGACTTGAACTCAATAATTGATCCATTTAAGAAATGATAAATCCTATCGCTCTTATTGTAGTGAGATATGATCTGATGGCAGAACTCACTCGACTCAAATATCGATTGAGCATCTCGAATTGCTCCAGCTTTTAAGTTTGGGATGTCTTGACCTATGACAGTGATAACAGAACCAGGATTCATGTAGCCGACTATAAAAAGAGCCTGCATGATGCAATAAGTCTTTCCAGACGAAGTGCCACCTTGATTGATAGTCAAATCGATTCCTTCTGGAATCTGAATGTTCAAGTCGAACAGCTTGCTAGTCAGAAATGGTGTTGGCATGAACTTCTGGAGATTCTCCGATTGAATTGAATTGAATGACTCCAGGTGGTAGACTGTGAGTTCTGTTCTGAGTTTCGATGTAGCCTCTTTTCTGACCTCGCGTTTTTAAAAGGAAGATAACAGCACCGAGATTCCCTTTGCGAACTAACTTGATAAGCTGCTCTTCTGCTTCGTCGAGATGTTCTTCGACAGTTGTGTTGATTACTTCGTCGATCTTCTCTTTGAAGCTCGTATCTTCTTCGTTGTTGTACTTTCTGTAATACCAAGCTCGTGAAGCTCCAAGTTGCTTGCAAGTCTTCTTGATGTTGCCTGAGTTCTGCGCAAGTGCTTCAGGAAATTCTTTTGCTAGTTTATCTGAGAGAGCATTGTTCACTCAACAAAAATACTAATCTTTTATTTCATAGCTTCTCGCTGCCATTTCTTGACAACCTTGTGAGGAACTTCTCTTGATTCTCCTGTGTTGAGGTTTGCCACTTGATGCATATGAGGAGAACCGATTGTACCCCATACTTGATAAGTATCTCCGTTCGAGAGAGTGAAAGGCTCTAAGCTGATCACCATCTCTTCTTGTTCTTTCGTGAGCTTCATACTATGACTACTTTTTTTCTCGAGGCTTGAAAATAGAAGGAACGAAGTCCGGATTGAACTGCAAGAATTTGAACTTCTTCACTTTGACGCAATAATCAACAAGCTCTTCATGTAAGTCAAGGAAATTCTGATAGAGGATATCATAAGAGAGCCGACTCTTTTCATCGAATATCATCTTCAAGAAGCCAGTTGTCAGCTTCGTGTACTCAAGAAGGTAGTATCTCTCTTCCTTTCGAATGCTTCTCCTGGCTCTTCTATTCTCAGTCGCAGTGTTGTAGCTGTAAGCTCTTATCACTGGAGCTTTCTCCTCTTCAATTTCCATGGTAGATAATTTCTTCAAATAGTTGCTTGAAATGCTCAAAGCGTCTAACAATGAGATAAGGAAATCCATGCCCGCCCACTTTCATCTGCCACTCAAATTGTTCCTTTGACTGCTTTCCTGTCTCCGTTTTTAGCTCGAAGAAATACGCTTGACCTTGCCAGAGAAATGTGAGATCAGCAACTCCTTTGACAAGTCCGACAGCTTTCAACTGTGCGCCTTGAATAGCGTTCTTAGGATTGTTGAAGTTGTGATAGAGCAGCCCTCTCACTTCTGGAAAGGTATTGTAGGCCCATTGATAGCACTCGGCTTGAAGTTTGTTCTCGCTCATTCTTGTTTGATTAAGTGATCCCATTCTGGAATCGTTAGACAAATAAATTCACTTGGTGACTTACTGATCACAAACTCGCAAAAATCTCTCACAGAATAGTCTTCTGTCTGAGTGAGCCAAAGCTTTAAGGCTCTATGAATGTCATCGCCCTCACCTAGGTTGTGGACCACTTCAATCGTGTGCTGAGTAGCTTTCGAATCCTTGAAACTCATCTTTGCTTTGAAGTACTTGTTCTCGCTCATCGTCTTTGGTGTTGGGGATTAGTAGCCGTGATCAAGTTCGTAGTTCAAATAGTCTTCTTGAAGCTGACTCTCGTAGTATTCTCGCCTCATATTATCCTTGACCAACTCTTGCTGCTCAATGATGTGGTGCTCACTCGCTGAGAAGATTTCAAGAAAAAGATCCTCATCTTCATAAAGCAAATCTTTACCATCAACCGTGATTTCAATCTCGTCGTGATCGAGCGAGTATTGAAGTTCGTAGCTTGTTCCCTTGTATTCGAATTTCGTTGTTTTCATCTTCGTTTGTTTTCCATTTTGATAACACCCTCAACATAGTTCTTTGCTATTGTGAGGCTGCCTACTGTTACAACATAACACCCTCGTCTTGATATATCCCATTCTCGACTTGAATACTTTGAGATAGACCACTCTTCAAAGACATATTCGCTTTGATACCCGTAACCTGGATCGTATGATGTTTGCTTTGTGAATTTCATCTTCGTTTGTTTGATGATGTAAATATAGTATAAAATTTTCTACTAAGTCAACAAATCCCGTTCTTTTTCTGATAATTCTACTCCGAAGACTTCTCGAAGCTCTTGAGGAAAGTAATTCATCAAGCCTCCTTTCTTGAACTTGACTGTGTAAGTTCCTTCCCATCTGTTGTAGGAAATCAATTTGCATTTCTCAGATCCGTCTCTCGTGATCTTCGTCAGCTCATAAGCTGGAATAGTGATTCGCTTCATCGCTTTTTGGTTTTAGGAAATCTTTCTCTGTAATCCTTTAAGGCTTGATCAGCCAAACCACAGCAAGTTCTTGACTGCTCCTTATAAGGTAAAAACTCTAGCGAAGCAATTGAAGTATAAACATCTGTCCAAATCTTCTTTTCGTAGTCGATGCTATCGAGAGGGACGACTTCAGGTTTCTCTCTTAAGATCTTTTGAGCTGTCTCACACTTTTTCTTTTCAGCCGCCATAGATTCAAGCTGGTGAAGAGTGATCTCTTCATCTTCCAATCCGTCAAAATAAGGTTCACTAACAAAATATGCAATCACTCCTTTTCTAACCGCGTAGCCGACAGCGTACAAATATTGAGCATAATTCTTACCATCAGACCACGTGAAGCCAAACTCGAAGAGAGCCGTTTGAATCCTAGCTGTTTGAACCAGCGTCTTGTTTGAGTTTCTGATCTTAAAGTCTCGCATCGCTTAGAATTTGGTAGTCAAAAATCATTGTCTTTCCGTTCAACAGAAAAAGCTTCACATCAACCTTTTGATCAAGGCAGATATTGTAGGCGCTTTCCTTGCAATCATCCTCACTTCCCTTGGTAAGCTGCTTGCAAACAATGTGATCAATCTTCATGAACTCTTGAGCTTCTTTAATTTGATGCTCATAACACCAATGGCCGATGTCGAGATCGTAAACCGCAAATCCTTGCTCTTCTCCTTTTGATGTGATCGTTCCTGTGTACCTGTCACCACCTTTGTCTGTGAATGTGACATTGTCTCCTTGTTTGTACTTGTATTGCATATTCGTTGTGTTTGTTTGTTTGAATTAAAAAAAGGCTTAAAAATAAAGGAAGATCTGCTGTTTCCGCTAGTAGTGTACGTGGCTATTAAAAGTTTCGCTACCACAATCTTGAATGTTGAGACTTACGTGCCGCCTTCCTTTACTTAAATACCTTTCAAAGAACTTTTCTTTCTGCGTTTGTATAAAACAAATATAAGTATCATATTTTATACTACAACAACAAAAGAGAAAAAAGTTGAAAATTTATTCCTCGTATAGTAGCTGCTCTCTCTACGTTGGTTGATCAAGCTGAGAGAAAGAGAACGAGAACGAGCTTCCAACTGAAGAAGAAGAAGCCGAGACTCCATGCTGTGATGTAAAGGATCGAGCTGAATATCTTCAAGCTGCTCCATTTTTTGATATTAAATTTCATAGTCTACAAATTTAGAATTATTGATTTCCTTTTTCTGTCTCCAAAGCCAGCCTTGAGAGTACTGCATTTTGAAGCCGTATTCTTTTAGCTCTTGCTCTCCTCGTGATCGCATGACGCGCCAAACGAGAGCCGCTTTCAATCTCTTGACTCGCTGCAAATGTATAAGCTCCTCGATAGACAGCGAAGAAAGTCTTCGACCTTTTAGCTCTGACTTCATTCCTACTTCGACGAGAACTCCTTTCTTCTCATACTTCTCAACCTCATGAATGTGACCGCAGATAGGACACTCACGAGCAGAGAGCAGCATCATTGCTCCGCACGACTTACACTCTTTCACCGGAGCCGCCATCTCAGCAGCTCGCTTTCGCTTTGGCTTCTCGAGCTTCCATTCTCTAGGCTCGTTCCAAAGTCCATGTCGATCATGATTGCCTCCAAAGTCTAAGATCATGAAGTCTTCCTTTCCTTCTGAGATTCGAGATCCTCGACCGCAGCACTGAAGCCATAGAGGCAGAGACTTCGTTGCTCGATTCATTACTATTGTCTCGATGGTAGGATCATCAAAGCCAGTAGTGAGAATACCGCAATTATTGAGAACAGCAATAGAGCCACTCCGATACGCTTCCAAAATTCGCTTTCGTTCATGCTTTTCAGTGTTTGAGGTTATGACTGCCGAGTTGATTCCAGCTTCAAGAAACTTCTGATGAGTCTTCTCAGCATGTTCGATGTTGCAGTTGAAGACAAGCGTCTTTCTATCCAAGCTCTTCTCTTTCCATTTCTCTATCATGCCAGCATAGATGTTCGTCCTATCAAAGTGAAGCAGCAAGCTCTCATCTGTGAAATCTCCTCTGCTGGTCTTTAGATCATCAAACTTATCTTGCATCTGATACGCTCGAACCTGGCTCAAGAAGCCTAGCTGCTGAAGATCCGGAATATCAATTGGCTGAACTATGTTCGTGTAATACTCATAGAAGTGCTTTCCGACTGGAGTCGCTGTCGCTCCTATCACATAAGCATCAGGAAACGCTTCAATGATCTTAGTGAAGTTCCCTTTATGAGCCTCATCAATCACAATCAAGTCAGGCTTTAACTCAGAGATGAGCTTCTTTCTTCTCGACAGCGTTTCGACCATAGCGACATGAAGCAGCGCATCAACATCGACATTCTTCGACTCAGCTCGAATCATCTCAGGCTCGTTTCCGATTCTTCCAAGAGCGTGAAAAGTCTGATCAAACAACTCAATTCTATCAGTCACCACTAGACAGCGAGTTCCTTTCATCGTAGCTCTTCGAACCATCTCAGAAAAGATGACTGTCTTGCCAGCTCCAGTAGGCAGACAAAGCACTTGCCGACGATGAGACATCGAAAAGCCCTTTTTAAGAGTCTCTATTGTGCTCTTTTGATATTCCCTAAGCTTAATCATAGGAACCGGAGTAACAGAAAGGAACAGAAGAAATTCACCCATCTGTTCCTCTTAAAAACCTTGTTACCACTAGCTAAGGTATAAATAGTAACAGAAGGAACTATTTTTATTAAACTAATATGGAATCGTTTATACATAGTGTTTAGATGACATGATTTTTTTTGATTAGTATTCGATAGAATTATCTGTTCCTTCTGTTCCTCTAAAACGGAAGATCCTGATTATCAATCACTTCGTTACCTTCTAAGAGGAACACATAGTACCTACGCCCTTTGGATCCGTTAATAGATTTCATTTCCGGCAATCCAAAAAGCCGCCGAAGTTCGCCTCCGAATCTTTTCATTGACATAATCTTTTGGCGCGTTTTCGTTTCAATCACGTCTTTGATTTCTGTTGCGGTGAACCAGGAAGCAAGTGTTTCTTCTGCTCCATCCGGTTTTTTGAAGAACTTTTTGATCAGTTCTTGCTCGAAAGCTATCGGCTCGAAGTGAGTAGAGACAGCAGCGAGTGAGTGCAGTTCTTCTCGAGATAGTTGCCATTCATAGCCCTCTTCGTAGAGTCTGACGCATTCCATGAAGAGTTCTTCTTTGCCAATTTCGTTGTATGCTGAGTGATTTATAAAGTCAACTTCAATCGGTAGGATTCTCGTGTTTCCAGTTGGATCGTTTACAATTTCTGGATCGTTCGAGGTTCCGCAAAGTAGAGCGAGCCTGTTGAAGTCTTCGTTTGCCCTAGCGTAAGGTGCTCGGAGTGAGAATACTTGTTTCGAGGTAAGTTCTTTAAAGCGTTTTTCGTCTTGCTTTGACTTGCCTCCCATCTCATCATCCATGACTATCAGCTTCTGACACATGAGAAGTTCATCGTCTTTTCCGGAGTCTAGTTTGGATTCTGCGTAGTATTTCTTGATTTTCGGAGGCAGTAAGCGTCTGAACCATTCTGTTTTTCCTGTGTTCTGGCCTCCTGTGAGAGCTAAAACTGAGCGCACTGGGTGTCCGTCTATGGCAGCAGGGAGTGAGAGAAGCCATTTTCGAATAAAGGTCGATGCTCCTGGAGTAGAGGTGTTGATCGTTTTAATGATCGCGTCGATGTTTCCAGAAGTCGTGCAGCGTGATCTTAGTGTTTCGATGTAGGCCTTCAGCGGATTATATCTTGGAGTGTACTTCGAGAAGATAAGCCTTTCAACCAGGTCGTATGTAACCGATGTTGAGTTGAATGAAGACTTGGCTCTAATGAATATCGTATTCAGTTCATCGCGATCTAAATTCAAACCATCTTCTTCAATCATGCCTGTGATTAGGTTCTTTTTGAGTTTGTGGTTTGTCTGAATCCATTCTAGCAAATTCTCAATCAACTGCTCTGGATCTGCTGACATGAGCTTTAAGTTGATGTCATCTCTGCTGAAGACCTCATCGACTAGGTTTCTCGCTTGAACGTCTTGGATTCCTTCGAGTTCTACAAGCTGCTGAATCGCTCCTTCTTTTGTTCGACCTGAAGATTTTGCTAGAGCTGCTACTTTGACGGCTCTGTTCTTGTTTTCTTTTGGTGGGTGGATTCCTACTTGGCCGAGCATCCAGTAGAGGCTTCCGACTGTAACTCCTGAAACGTGAGCTCCTCGCAGGCAGTGCTTCCATTGCTTAGAAGCTTCTTGTGAGTTATACTTCTCTGATGTAGAGCTCAGAGCGTGAAAGAGATCTTCTCCAGCGTCTCCGAATCCGTTAGCGATAGCGAAGCCAAGCTTCAAATAAGATTGATAGTCTGGAGCTATGTTGATTCCAAGCTGGACTGCTTCTTTGATCATCTCTCCGACTGTATCTTGAGGAAGTACTATCGGCAGCGATTTCGGTTTCTCTCGCTTTAGAGCTTTAGTCTTTGATTTCTTCGAGCGTTTGTTGACGAAGATATTCTCATCAGAGCACACAAAGCGCAGCGAGGCGACGTTCGATGGTGCTGGGTCGAGTGTTAGTCCGTATTTCTCGAAATAGTAGTTCTGAAGCCATCTAAATGAGTCTTTGTGTTTGCTGCCATCGATTTTTACAACTACAACTCTACCTTGACCGCTTATCGAGCTGAAGTAGGCATAGGTGTAAGGATCTCCCATAAGGTGATCCATCTCCGTGATGTGATCAAAGTCAAGAGCAATGAATCCAGAGTGAGCAATGAGGTTGTCTTCTTTACGAGATGGAGAGAAAGCTCCAGACAATGTTACTGCTGGAACTTTCTTTTTCTCTCTCGATTGCTCGTCTTTAGATTTAGCTGCTCTGACTCTATCCTGAGCCGCCCTCCATTTTCCTTTTTTGATAGCCTCGAAGAGCTCATCGATAGTGATTGACTTTGTCGGCTTATGCGATTGCCCTTTTTCGGGCAGCGACTTAAAAAATGAAATTTGGCTCATACTCCGGTCTTCTTGTTCCAGATGACAATATGAAGCCGATCACTATATTGAAATCCATGGAGTATAGCTAAGTCAACCACATTGTTTCTAATTAAAGACAACTCTTCTCGAGTCTCACCAGCGGGCATGAGATAGATGTTTTTCTT